GCGACTTTTCCCTACTCTACCTGGTTGGATATTCGCCGATTGCACTTGCGAAAAATGCAATCGGCATTTCTATTGCCTGCGAAGAATACGGTGCGTCGTTTTTTGGAAACGGTGCAAGTCCGTCAGGTGTTTTGGAACACCCCGGAGTGATCAAAAATCCGGAACGTGTGCGTGATGCGTGGCAGAGAGCCTATGGCGGAAGAAATGCTCACAAGGTCGCAGTTTTAGAGGAGGGCATGAAATTTACTCCCATTGCAATTCCAAACAATGAAGCACAATTTCTGGAAACCAGAAAATTTCAGATTGAGGAAATTGCAAGAATGTACCGTGTACCGCTCCATATGATCGGCGACCTTGACCACGCAACATTCAGTAATGTAGAACATCTGTCATTAGACTTCGTCAAATACAGCCTTGATCCATGGATCGTTCGATGGGAGCAGTCTTTGCAGAAAGCACTTCTTTCTGATTCTGAAAAAGGGCAGTATTTTGTGAAATTCAATGTAGACGGACTTCTGCGTGGCGATTATGCTTCCCGTATGCAGGGCTATGCTACTGCAAGACAAAACGGCTGGATGTCGGCGAATGACATCCGAGAACTTGAAGATATGAATATGCTTTCTGAGGAAGAAGGCGGAAATCTTTATTTGTGTAATGGTTCGTTTACTAAATTAATTGAAGCAGGAAAATTTGCAGAAAAAATAAAGGAGGAAACCGATAATGGATAAGTTCTGGAATTTTATCAAAAATGAAGAAACATCAGAAACAGAGCTGTATTTTGAGGGACCAATCTCAAGCAGCACATGGTATGGTGATGAACTGACCCCTGCGTTATTTAAGGATGAACTGAACAAACATCCGGGCAATCTTACCGTTTGGATCTCGAGTCCGGGTGGAGATGTGTTCGCAGCAAGTCAGATTTACACTATGCTGAAAAACCATAAAGGCAGGATTAACGTTAAAATTGACAGCCTTGCAGCATCAGCAGCATCTGTCGTAGCAATGGCAGGTGATACAACGTGGATTTCACCAACAGGAATGCTGATGATCCATAATCCTGCCACCATTGCAATGGGAAATAAGGCTGAAATGGAAAAGGCAATTACTTTGCTGGATGAAGTCAAAGAAAGCATTATCAATGCCTACGAGGAAAAGACACATCTCAGCAGAAGTAAAATTGCAAAGATGATGGACGAGGAAACATGGATCAATGCGAAAAAGGCAAAACAGCTTGGTTTTGTGGACGGGATTCTATTTTCCAAAAAAGGATCTGAAGAAGATGACGATTCTGATGAACCTTCCAAGAGTGAACCTGATGAAAAGGAGAATTCACCCAAAGAACCGGAGGAAGAAAAGAACCCCCAAAAAGCACAGGATTCCATGCTTTACTCTCCGTCCGTGACAACTGCATCGCTGATGCAGAAAATATCCGCAACAGCACCTGCAACAGGTGTACCGATAAATCAGCTTGAAAAAAGGCTGGCACTTTTGAAATATTGATTGGAGGAATTGATTATGACGATTAAAGAACTCAGAGAAAAGAGAAAGAAGACCTGGGATACAGCACGTGATTTTCTTGACAGCAAGCGAAATGCAAACGGCGTTCTCAGTGAGGAAGATTCCAAAACCTACGATGCGATGGAACAGACGATTGTTGATCTTGGAAAAGAAATTCAGCGTCTGGAAAGACAGGCTGAAATTGAAGCTGAAATGAACAAGGCAACCTCAACACCTGTTCTCGGCAAGCCCGCAACTCCGACTGTTTCTGAAAAAACAGGTACAGCAAGCGATGCCTACAAGAAGGCTTTCTGGAACAGCGTCAGAAACCGCAACTGGATCGATGTACACAACGACTTGCAGGTCGGTACAGACACAGAGGGCGGTTATCTTGTGCCTGATGAGTACGAAAAGAAGCTGATTTCCGCACTTGAAGAAGAGAACGTGTTCAGACCTCTTGCAACCAAGATTCAGACATCAAGCGGTGACAGAAAGATTCCTGTTATCACGCAAAAGGGCGAAGCATCGTGGATGGAGGAAGAGGAAGCATATTCCCTTTCTGATGATTCTTTCGGTCAGATCGCACTTTCTGCATACAAGGTTGGTACAGCTATCAAGATCTCCGAAGAACTTCTCAACGATTCTGTATTTGATTTGCCGTCATACATTGCAAAAGAATTTGCAAGAAGAATCGGTTCCAAGGAAGAAGAAGCATTTCTTATCGGTGACGGCAAGGGCAAGCCGACAGGCATTTTCGCAAATGCAGGAGGTGCTGAAAATGGAGCAACCACATCAACAGCAAATATCTCATTTGACGATATGATCGAACTTTTCTATTCTGTCAAGTCGCCTTACAGAAAGAAAGCTGTATGGATTCTAGGCGAACAGACAGTAAAGGCACTCAGAAAAATTAAGGACAATACAGGCAACTATATCTGGCAGCCTGCCGTAAGCAGCGGACTTCCCGACACAATTCTCAACCGTCCGTATGTGACTTCTGTATATGCTCCTGTTTCTGCGGCAGGTGCAAAGCCTATCGCATTCGGTGACCTCTCATATTACTGGATCACTGACAGACAGGGCAGGAGTTTGAAGCGTTTGAATGAACTCTTTGCAATGAACGGACAGGTTGGTTTTCTTGCATCTCAGCGTGTAGACGGAAAGCTGATTCTTCCTGAAGCTGTTAAGACACTGACCATCAAGAAAGCGTGATGTTATGATCACGCTGAAAGAGGCAAAAAACTATCTGCGAGTGGATTATGAGGAGGACGATAGTCTGATTCAGAATCTGCTTTCCACAGCAAAAAATCTGGTGATGGACGTTGGCAGAATGGACGAGGACGACTTTACAAAAAATGAAGATACTGTGCGGACTGCGATGCTTTTCGCACTTGGGTATCTTTATGAAAACAGGAGCAATCCTGATTACAAAAAGCTGACCTTAAATCTTCGTTCAATTCTGTTTGCACAGCGAGAGGGTGTGATGTAATGGAAATCGGAACTTTGAATCAAAGAATCACTATTCTGGAGCATAGAACTGTCATTGATGAAATTGGAAATCATATCACCAAATGGGAAGAAACATTCTCTCTGTGGGCAAAGGTGACTGTAAAAACTGCAAGTGAAACAACTGATGCAGGAGTTACCAAAGAGGTACAGAAGCTTGAATTTCTTGTCCGTCAAAGTCCTGCCTCGCTGAATATCAACAGCACCAATTTCCGTATTCTTTTCAGGAATAACATTTACAATGTCACCGGAATTACTCCTTTATACGACCACAACAACTACATGAAAATCGAGGGTGAGATAAGAAAGGCAGGTGCTTCCGATGACTTCAATTGATGCAATGGCTGATGAGATTATGAAAGGTCTGACGGAATATGCAGACCTTGCAGATACGTCAATGAAAAAGGCGGTCAGAAAAACTGCAAAGTCTGTAAAAGATGAAATATCCGCCAACGCTCCAAAGAGAACAGGTGCGTATTCAAAAAGCTGGACTGCCAAAAAGACAAAGGAAAACAGCCATTCTCTTGAGATGACTGTCCACAGTAAGAATCGTTATCAACTGGCACATTTATTGGAGAAAGGTCATGCTAAACGTGGCGGTGGACGTGTATCCGGCAAACCACACATTGCTCCTGCGGAAGAAAAAGGTGTACAGCTTTTTGAGAAACTTATCGAGGAGGCCTTGTCATGACTTATGAACAAATCGCAGAGATGATGGAGGAAATGGGACTGCCTTTCGCCTATCATCATTTTGCTGAAGGTGAAAGTCCTGCACCGCCTTTTCTCATTTTTCTTTCACCTGGAGAAAATACATTTTCAGCGGATAATTCCATGTATTTCAGCTTTAAAATGCTGGATATTGAACTCTATACAGATGTGAAGAATCCTGAACTGGAAAAGCAAGTTGAACAGGTTCTGAAACGTCATAAAATCTATTACACAAAATTGGAAGTATGGATAGAGTCCGAAAAACTCTATGAAGTACTGTATGAAACGGAGGTATAACCAATGGCGAACAAGAAAAACAAGGTTAAATTCGGTTTGCAGAATGTCTACTGGGCAAAAATCAATGAGTGGGGTGAAGATCCTGACGGCAACAAGACTGTTCCTGCATATGGTCCGTCAAAACATCTCCCCGGTGCTGTATCGCTTTCTATTGACGCAAACGGCGAGGCCGAGAATTTTTATGCGGACAACGGTGTTTATTACGTCATCAACAACAATGCAGGATATACAGGCGATCTCGAAATTGCCCTTATCACAACCGAATTTGCAACTGAAATCTTAGGAGAAATCCTTGATAATAATGGTGTTCTGGTAGAAAAGAATGACACGGAACTTGCACAGTTTGCATTGATGTTTGAGTTCTTAGGCGACAAACACCATATCCGTCATGTGATGTATTGTTGCAGTGCATCACGTCCTGCGACAGAATCTGCAACTACTGAGGAAAGCACAGAAGTCAAGACTGAAAAGCTGTCGCTGAAAGCTACTCCTTTGCCGACAGGTCTTGTGAAGTCGAAAACTACTGAAAGCACCACAGATACAGTGTATAATAACTGGTTCAAAATGCCGTATAACCCTGATACGACAGTTAAGTCTTCTGCAAAGTCATCATAAGGAGGTATTGCTATGGCTATTCAGAAAAACATTACAATTGATGGAATTGAAGTGCCTTTTAAGGCAAGTGCTGCTGTGCCACGTTTGTATCGTCTGAAATTCCGCAGAGATATTTATAAGGACTTTGCTGCACTGAAAACTGAAGTCACTGAGGGTGATGAAAACAAAAGCGAAATCGGTATTGAAAGTCTTGAAGTCTTTGAAAATATCGCCTATATCATGGCAAAACACGCTGACTCCAATGTTCCTGATAACCCTGATGATTTTCTGGAACAGTTTAACACGTTTAGCATTTATGAGATTCTTCCTCAGCTTATCGAACTCTGGGGACTGAACACCGCAACGCAGGTAGAGTCTAAAAAAAACATCGCCAGACTGACCGCCCGATGACAACCCCTCTTTTTCTCCTGAGATGCAAACAGCTCGGTCTTTCTATGACCGAGCTGGATTTGCTTACGATTGGACTGATCAATGATATGTTCACGGAACGTGAAAATGATGAATATTCAGGGTGGAATGAACTTGCTTCTCAAAGTGATATGGATATGTTTTGATTACAAGTCATTTTCCTGTATTCTTTTTTGAGCAATGCCGTATACTTCTTCATCGGCTCTGGCACCAATTACAATAATCAGCATCTTATCATTTTGCTTGACAACTTTGTATACGACTCTAAGACCTGCACTTTTCAGTTTGACTTTCAGAAAGCCAGTTAGGTCATTGCCGTTTTTGTTTCCAAGCGGTTTTCCATACCCGCCTTCATAAACAGGAAGCGGATTTTGTTTCACTTTCTTGATTGCTTTTAAGACCAGTATTCTTTGACTTCCGTCAAGCGATTTTAAATCACTTTCGGCTTCCGGCAGATATTCTACTTCCCAATTCATTCAAATTCTACCTCATCAAAGTCGGTTAAATCATCGTCTGTGATTCCGAGTTCTTTCATAACTTGTTCTTCCGGAATTGTTTCTTCCGGATTGAATTTTTCCATTCGTTTTACAGCCAGAGTGAGTAAGCGGGCATCATTCACTTCATCCATCAGGCTGACATATTCATCCGGAGAAAGAAGTACACATTCCGGTGCATTGTTCTTCATAACAACTTTTGCACCGCTGTTTTTGACATCCTGAAAAATTTTTCCTGCAAGTCCACGATTGAACTGCGAAATAGAAATGGTATTTTGAATTGCTGCAATAATGTTCATACGCTACACCTCCACTTATAGTATACGTCATTTTTGCAGAAATGTCAATAGATTTGCTGATAAAAAAACTGATTATTTTATTTGAATCGAGGTGAAACCACAGTGGCAAACAGAATCAAGGGTATCACCGTTGAGATCGGCGGTGATACGACCAAGCTGTCCAAAGCTTTAGAGGGTGTAAACAAGAACATTAAAAACACCCAATCACAGCTGAAAGACGTAGAGAAACTCCTGAAGCTTGACCCAAAGAACACAGAGCTGCTTTCACAGAAGCAGAAACTTCTTGCTGACAGCATTTCTGCCACAAAAGATAAACTTGCAACGCTGAAAACTGCCGCAGAACAGGCAAATACTGCTCTTGCAAATGGTGACATCACACAACAGCAGTATGATGCCTTACAGCGTGAAATTGTCGAAACAGAAAATGAACTGAAACGTTTGGAATCAGAAGCCAAAAATGCAAATTCTGAACTTGCTAAAATCGGTGAGGCTGGACAGGTTTTGCAGAATGTTGGCGATAAAATTTCAGGTGCAGGTGAAAAACTTCTGCCTGTTACCGCAGGTGTAACTTCTCTTGGAACTGTTGCTGTGAAAACCGCCTCCGACTTTGATTCTGCAATGTCAAAGGTTGCCGCTGTTTCCGGTGCAACGGGTGATGATTTACAGGCTTTGCGTGATAAAGCCCGTGAAATGGGCAGCAAAACAAAATTTTCAGCAAGTGAAGCTGCCGAAGCGATGAACTATATGGCGATGGCAGGCTGGAAAACAAATGATATGCTGTCGGGTATTGACGGCATCATGAATCTTGCAGCAGCATCAGGCGAAGATCTTGCCACAACATCGGATATTGTCACAGATGCACTCACTGCATTTGGACTGACAGCACAGGATAGCGGTCATTTTGCTGATGTTTTAGCGGCAGCATCAAGCAATGCAAATACAAATGTATCTATGCTCGGTGAGTCGTTCAAATACTGTGCTCCGATTGCAGGTGCTTTGGGGTTCTCCTGTGAAGATACTGCTGAAGCTTTAGGCTTAATGGCGAACGCAGGTATCAAGTCCACGCAGTCCGGTACTTCCATGCGTTCCATTATGACTGCCCTTTCCGGCGATGTGAAATTCTGCTCTGCCGCCTTTGGAGAAATGGAGATCGCAACTTCCAATTCAGACGGTTCAATGCGAAGCCTTTCTGATATTTTAGCAGACTGCAGGGTTGCATTTGACCAAATGTCTGAATCTGAAAAAGCAAGTGCTGCAGAAACTCTTGTGGGCAAAAATGCTATGTCGGGCTTTCTTGCTCTGATGAATGCCGCACCTGCGGATATTGATAAGCTTTCAAGTGCGATTTCAAACTGTGACGGTACATCTCTTTCTATGGCGGAAACCATGCAGGATAATCTTGCAGGACAGCTTACCATTCTGAAGTCACAGCTTGAGGAACTGGCTATTTCTTTCGGCGAGATTCTGATGCCAGTTATCCGTGACATCATCACCAAAATACAGGGATTTGTGGACAAACTGAATGCCCTTGACCCTGCAACAAAGCAGACCATTCTCAAAATTGGATTGATGGCTGCGGCTTTAGGTCCGCTTTTGATTGTGGTGGGCAAAACAATTTCTTCTATCGGAAGTATGATGACATTCATTTCAAAAATTCCGACAATGATTGCGGGTGCTAAGACTGCATTTTCAACTCTTGGTGCGGCGATCGGCAGTATTTCTGCTCCTGTCGCTGCTGTAGTTGCAGTAATTGCTGTGCTGGTCGCTGCTTTTGTGCATTTGTGGAACACCAATGAGGACTTCAAAAACAGCATTCTTTCCATCTGGGAACAGATAAAGTCTACCTTTGAACGTCTGACATCAGGCATTGTTGACCGAATCAATGCACTTGGATTTGATTTTGAGAGTTTCGGTGAAATGCTGAAAGCGATGTGGAACGGATTATGCAGTGTGCTTGCCCCTGTATTTGAGGGTGTATTTCAGCATATTTCGGATATTTTCACCTTTGTGACGGATACTATTCTGAGCGTGCTTGATGTATTTATCGGTTTGTTTTCGGGAAACTGGGAACAGTGCTGGAGCGGTATCAAGGGCATTTTTACAGGTATCTGGGACTTTGTAGTCAACCAGTTCAGCAATATTCTGAACACGCTGAGAGGTGTGGCAGACGTATTTCTCAGTTGGTTCGGAAGATCATGGGATGAAGTCTGGACAAGTATAAAAGATTTCTTCGTTGGAATCTGGGACAGCATTTGTTCCGCTTTTCAGGCTGTTGCTGACTTTTTCACAAATATCTGGAATGCAATATCAGCGTTCTTTACGACGATAGCGGCTGCGATCTATACCACAGCGGTCATGATTTTCACTTCTGTATATGACTTCTTCGCAGGAATTCTGACCAGTATTCACGACTTTTTTGCCAACATTTTCAATGCAATATGGACGGTTATTTCAACTGTCTGCACCACTATTTACGACACGATTTCAAGCATCTGGAATGCGATTTACAGCTTTATTTCTCCGCTTTTGGAAGCGTTTAAATATCTGTTTGAAACCATTTTTCAGGCAATTCATATCATTATCAGCAATGTGATGGATTGGATTTCTGAAAAGATACAGACCATATGGAATGCAATTGTTGCATTTCTCACCCATTTGCTTGAGGGCATTAAAATGTTCTTTGAAACGGTCTGGAATGCTATTTATACAGCAATTTCAACGACATTAAGCACTATTTCAAGTGTTGTTACATCGGTCTGGAACGCAATTTCAAGTTTCATTTCAAGCATAATGAACACCATAAGTTCTGTTATTTCAAGTGTATGGAATGCAATCAGCAGTGCTGTTTCCAGTGTGGTAAATGCTATCCGAAATACGGTATCTTCCGTCTGGAACAGCATTTCTTCTACCATTTCATCGGTGATGAATACCATTCATTCGACCGTGACAAGTATATGGAATAACGTGAAATCTTCAATCGGTTCTATTATCAGCGGTATTTACACCACGATTAAGGGTGGATTTGACAATGCGGTGAACTATGTCAAAGGGCTTGCATCAGATGCGTGGAACTGGGGACGGGATATTGTTTCCAACATCATTGATGGTTTGAGAAGTATGATCGGCAGTCTTGCCGACAGCGTTTCCGGAATTGCGGATACGATCCGCAGTTATCTGCATTTTTCTGTTCCTGATGTAGGTCCGCTGACAGATTTTGAAAGCTGGATGCCGGACTTCATGAACGGCTTGGCAGACGGCATCAACAAAAGCAAAAAGGTCGTAGCAAAGGCGGTTTCCGGTGTTGCGGATACCATGAAACTTTCGCTCAATTCTGAGCAAAATTACAACCTTGACGGCATGACAGGGGCGATGATGAATGGTACTTCTGAAAATTCGGTGGTGAATAACTACTACCAAAACGACAACAGCCGCACAGTGAATCAGACTAACAATAGCCCGAAATCACTGTCACGGCTGGAGATTTACAGACAGACAAGGAATGCGGTTAAAGCGTAACTATTTATTTTTCGGATAAGTACATCCTTTTACATTTATCGGGAATCTGTTTTCTGCCGCAAATTTCACAAAAGCTTCAATTTCGGTATCCATTAACGCATAACCGCTGAATTTATCAAATAGCATGGATACAGACAGAACCTGGATTCCGTCCTCAGCATGAAAAAATGTAATGACTGCCTCACGACCATTCAAATAGACTTTATCGTCCTTAACCTCAAACTCTGCGTTTATTGTCTTAAATTGACTTTTTCGATATTCAGCAGATTTTTTACGGAGGATGATAAATATCGGTATAATCATCACAAAATTTGTTATCATCAGCAAAACAGTAGCCATAGCGATTGTTTGTGGAGCGTTGCAGACTATTGCCAATAAAACAAAATTGGAAATCAACCATATAAACACAGGGTTTAACATTTTCAGTATTTTTCTATCATCAATCTGACGTACTTGAAATTTGAATATATATTTTTTCTCATCATCTTCATCTTCTACTTAATATTCATCATAATAGTAATATTTTGCCACGTTTGAATTTTCATAACTGTCGGCGATATCTTTTGAAAGAGCTGTTAAGAATTCGTCGAATGTTAACGTTTTGTCAATTGGAATTGACATTTTATCTGCACTGTACTTCATAAATAAATCAAGTTCATCATCGTCATCGTCGTAATCTCTTCCTGTAGAGCAGAGCTCATCAATAGACAGTTTGTCATGGCTACATACTTCCTCCATGTAACGGAAAATTGCATCTGCATCGGCTGTATCGGGTAGAACGGCGTCTCTTATCAAGAGCAATGATTTTTCGCCCTGATTACGCTTACTAAAAACCAGAAAAACAACACCAAACAAAACACCCAAAAGCATAACGCCAAATGCACCGATAGTATCTATGCTGTATCCGTTCGCCTTGTCATAATCTTCTATTAGCATTAAAGATGATGTGTTGCTGAAAAATCCAATCAATGCGTATCCTATACCAACCATCCATATTCGTCTTTTATATTTATTTTGCAGGACAGCATATTTCACCAAGCTGATTGAAATTAATAGTATTGCAATAAAAATAAAATCCACTGTCATTAAACCAAAATCGAACTTTTCATCAAACAGCAGACTGCCTATCGGCAAAGCGAGGCACATCATCAAACTAAAAAGCCCCATGAGAATACCTATGACACTCAGAACAGCAGTTTTCATCTTGCTGTAACGCTTTTCTTTTTTATTGTTGTAGCCTTTTAGTTTTATGTATATATCGGACAATTGGTTTATTGAAATTTCCTTGTTATAAAGACCGGATAGCAAATTATATACATTATCGCAGTCCGGTGCTGTGAATGGATACTCATATCCTTCGTAAATAATAACTACATGAAACACTTTGCCGATTTCGTAAACCTTTACAGAATATTCTGATGCGTTGTATATAATCGAATTGGTGTCTGAAATATATTCGACTCCTGTCATGGAGCTTTGATGCAACCTGTTATATATATCGTATGTTGTTTTCATAATATCACCTGTTCCTCAAAAATGACAATGTCATTATACCACACAGCAACTGTAGAAGTCAACCAAGAAAGGAGTGATTTCCGATGTTCTACACTTTAATCCTCGAAAACGAAGCAGGTCAAAAAATCGACCTGTTCAAAACTGCAAACCGATATATGTTCTCCAAAATCAAAGGACTGAACCCACCCACCGGAACGGTCAGCACTTCAAGCTATGCAGGAATGAATGGCTCATATCTGAACAACGCCTTCATTGAAAAGCGAAACGTGGTCATTCCTTTTGAGATGCGTGGCTTTGATGTGGAACTTCGCAGACATGAACTATATCGTGTGGTCAAGCCGTCCCGATATATCAAGATATACTACTCCACAAAAAATATCTCCGTTTACGCTGAGGGTATCGTGGAAACCTGTGAAATGGAGAATTTTGAAAAGCTGACCAGCGGACAGATTTCCATTCTCTGCCCTGATATTTATTGGTACTCCACTGAAACGCAGATTGCGGAATATTCCCGTGTCAGAGGTGCATTTCATTTTGTCTGCCCTGACAATGACGAACCATTCCCGATTGGTATCTACAATACGCAGGATATGATGACTATCAATAACAGCGGTGATGAGGTCGGATTCACCCTTGAAATCAGCGGAGGACCTGCGAAAAATCCGACCATTTACAACGCTCTGACGGACGAATATATGCAGATTGCAGGCGATATTCAAAAAGGAGATGTTATCACCATAACTACAAAAACGGGCAACAAAACTGTTCTTCTGGAGCGTGAAGGCGTTGTGACAAATATCATCAATCGGCTTGTTTCAGGCTCAACATGGCTGAATCTGAAAGCAGGTGAAAATAAATTCTATGTTCGTGCGTCAGATGGTTTAAATAACCTCAAAGTCTGCCTGATACATCGCAATGCGTACTTAGGAGTGTGAAAATGCAGATTGAAATTTACAATATGACTGTCTTAAATGATAAACTGAATATTTCTCTTGAGGCTGTCTGCGACAGCTTTTCTTCGCTTTTGTGGGATATTGAGTATTACAAGTGCGGTGAGTTTGAGGTGTATATTGCTGCATCTCCCCGAAATATTGAGATTTTTCAGACAGGGAGAATCGTGGGACGTGATGACGACAAGGAACATTTCGGACTGATTGAATCTGTGGAACTTGAAACCGATGCCGAAGATGGAGATTATCTCATTATCAAAGGCAGATTTTTAATGTGCCTTTTGGAAAGGCGTATTATTTACCCAACGTTTAACTTTACAAAACTTGTTTCATATTCTCAGATTATAATGAATGTGGTACAGTATAACGCTTGTACAGCTGGTATCAGAAAAATTCCGGGACTTGTTGTCGGCTGTTCGTCAGGCTCTTGTTGGGATGCTGAAACCAAATTGCAGGTAAGCTATGATAATCTGATGGAATGGGTGTACACCATTTGCGAAAAAATCGGCGGAACTGCAAATATACGTCTGAGTAAAACCAATAATGAGCAATATGAAATGATTTTTGAACTTTCGCAGGGTACTGACAGAAGTATATTACAGGAAATCAATCCGCACATTATTTTTTCTGACAGATACAATAATCTTCTGTCTTTCACCTATTTTACGGATACTTCTGTTAAAAAGAATTATGCCTATGTTCTGGGAAAAGGCGAAGGTGAAAAACGTAAGAGAACTACATATTTTGAGGGTTCAGAACCTTCTTCTCTCGACCGCTATGAGGTGTATGTTGATGCAAAGGACATTTCAGATGAAGAACAGGTTGACAATGAAACAAGACCGCTCCCTGATGCTGAATATTCGGAACTTCTGAAAGAGAAAGGCAAGCAGAATCTTGTTCCCACAAAGACAAAATCAGAATCACAGATTGCAGTGCAGTCCACACAGTTTCAATACGGTGTGGACTATTTTGTTGGGGATTTTGTTACAGTTGAACACCACAGATTTGGAATCAGACAGAATAAAATACAGCTTGTCGGAATGATTGAGAGCTTTGACCGCAACGGCAGAAATCTCACACCAACATTTAAGGAGGATTGATTTATGGCATTTTCATTCGGATTTTTCAATTCTAAAAATCTTGACAGAACGTATACTGCGGAAAATTTCAACGATTATCTCGGCAGTATCATCTGTGACGGGATTCAGGATAACTTCGGACAGTGTTTCAAGCAGTCTGTAAACAAGTTAAAGTTGACGATCGGCAGCGGAAAGGCTTGGATTCAGGGGCATTACTTCATTTCGGATACGGCATATACCTATGACTTATCTCGCTATGTGGACGAATCCCTGCCGAGATATATGGCGATCGGTATCTGTTGCAACACTTCTGAAAACGTCCGCAATGTCAGCTTTGAAATTCTCGCAGGAACACCTGCCTCCAATCCTGCAATACCGAGATTTCAGAACACAGATTACAAGAAATATCTCACCCTTTGCATTATCAGACTTGATGCAGGCACATCAGAACTCAGCATTACAGATTATCGTGAAAATTCAAACTACTGCGGATATGTCCGCTGTATTTTAGGCAAATGCAAGGTCACGGATATGCTTTCACAGCTTTCTGAAATTCAGACGCAGATAAAAGATTACAACATAACAGTTAGTCAGTTAACGACAAAGATAAACGAGTTAACGCTGAAAATTGATGAGATGACAGGCGATGTGGTTTCTATCGGCAAATGCGGTCAAAGTGTGGATTTTGTGCTTTATTCAGACGGCAGACTGCTCCTCAAAGGTACTGGGGCAACCTATGACTACAATTCTGACAGTAATCCTTCCCCATTTTTGGATAATAACAATATCAAGACAGTCATTGTTTCAGAGGGTGTGACCGGCATTGGCGAACGGCTTTTTCAGTATTGCGACAATCTGAAAACAGTATCACTTCCGACAACACTTACTACAATCAAAAAGGCTGCATTTCTGCCGCATATTGACGGTTACATTTATCATCAGAGGCTTAATGGTTTAACAGAACTGAAGATTCCGGAACGTGTTACTGAACTTGGCGTGAATGCATTTGCAGGAACGGCAATCAAGTCCGTAACCGTTCCGTCCTCTGTTACAACGGTCGGTGCAATGGTATTCAGCGAGTGCCAGTATCTTGAAACTGTGAGATACGGCGGCAAAGTCATCAGTGACAGAATGTTTGTACGATGCACAAAACTGAAAAATCTTACCCTTACCAGAAATGTCAAGGAAATTGTGGGCGGCTGTTTCAATTACTGTGAATCCCTGAATCAAATTACCTATGAGGGTTCTCTTGCAGACTGGAACGCTGTGAAGAAAAATACAAACTGGGACAGCCATGCAGTTGATATTGAATCTCCGCTTGCAAAGATCCAGTGCCTTGACGGATATATGGAATATGTTGCAAACACAAAAACGTGGAAGGAAGTGAAGTCATGATAAAATTTCTTGTAAAAGGACAGAACATTGAAACGCTGGAGCATGAAATAATTGCAGCAGACCAGATTGCTTTTGCAAAAATACATTTTGTATTCGATAACAGTTGGAAACCCCTGCATAAGGTGGTGCAGTTCACACAGGACGAGATAACCTATAACAGAGTTCTTAGAACAGAAGAAACGAGTTGTTTTCTGCCTGCTGAACTAACCGCAGGAACTGTAAAGATGTCCTTGTTTGGCTATGATGCAGAAGCAACTGAAACAGTCAGAGCAACAACGATTGTAAAAACCTTGCACATCAGACCATCGGGATTTGAGGGCGAAAACAGTAATGTTCCGCCTACTCCTGATTTATATCAACAGCTTTTGCAGAAGATTTCTGAAAAAGGTAAGGACGGCAAGTCAGCATTTGAAATTGCTGTAGAACACGGATTCGTTGGCACAGAGGATGAATGGCTCGAAAGTTTGAAAGGTGCTGACGGCAAGGATGGAGTAAATGGCAAAGACGGATGTGACGGTAGAAACGGTGCTGATGGTTTACCGGGTAAAGATGGAAAGGATGGTGCGGACGGACTTCTGGGGCGTGATGGAATTAACGGCACAGATGGAAAATCCGCCTATATTATTGCCGTAGAACATGGATTTTCAGGTACAGAAAATGAATGGCTGCAAAGCTTAAAAGGTGCTGACGGCAGGGACGGAATCACTCCCGATATGTCAGACTATGCAACAAAAGCTGATATTGCAGAGTTGCAAGAGCAAATCAGGCAAATATCCGGTATCAGCTATATCTCTGTATTTGAAAGCGGTTCTGATGCCTTGCAGAAATATGGCAACAGCATCTACACTTATTACAATGACGGCTATCGTTCTCTTGCAGGATTTGCAGAGAGCTATCCGCACTTTTGCTGTGCTGAAAATAACTATGCTCTGTATTTCAATCAGAACGATTTCAGATGGGCAGGAAGTGTGTTTGTGATGTTTTTGACACCAATTTCAATAACAGGTTCTATGCATTTGCTTCTGAATTATCTGGTCGGTGCATCACAGGACGCTGAATTTTATCTTGTAAAAAAGACTGAAAAAACGGGCTCTGAACTTGCTCAGTATATTTATGAGGAAATCAAAGCAGAAAATGCTTTGAAATTATCATTTAAATGGCTTTACTCCGATACTTTCATTTCTGTGATGCAGTCACTTGAAAACATATCGGATGGAGAATACTACCTTGCTTTCAAAGGCACATCGGATAATTCACATCCGATGGTGAAGTCTATTAAATTTATGAAGGAGTGATTTTATGAAAGATACCATTTGCCTTATCGCAGGCATTGTTGGCGGATTTATTGCAACGCTGCTCGGTGGCTGGGATTCTGCTCTTGCGACACTCGTTGTTTTTATGGGCATTGATTTTGTAACGGGAATCGTGACTGCTGCGATGGGCAAATCCAAACACAGCGAAAGCGGCACACTCAACAGCACAGCAGGCTGGGTTGGTCTTGCGAAAAAGTTTTGTATTCTGCTTATGGTAGTGGTCGGCGTGAGAATCGATATTCTCATTGGCACAAACTACATCAGAGATGCAGTCTGCATCAGCTTTTGCCTGAACGAACTGCTTTCCATTATCGAGAATACAACACTTATGGGAATCCCTTTCCCGCCTGCATTCAAAAAAGCAATTGATGTTCTGCAAACCAAGGTAGGCAGAACCGAAGATGAAAAGGAGGACGAATAAATGGCTATTTTAAGACCTGATACATCAACTACTCTGAACGGAGTGAAAATAAACGAGTATTTACTCACAAAACATAACCCTAATCATATTGATATGCCCTCTGTTTCAATGGAGAGCAAAGTTATCGGTATTACTGTTCACAACACCGACTGGATTTCTGTAGCAAACGGAACAACTCCTGCTGAGCAGTACACTCGTGCCACAGTCAATGGAAATATGAAGGATGTCAGGGTTCACTATTACGTTGACAACACCTGTGCATGGCAGAATCTTTCGCATTCTCTAAGTGGCTGGCACGCCGCTGACGGAAGTGGTAATGGCAACAGAAGAACCATTGCAATCGAATGCATTATGTCACCTGCGTATAACGACAGAGATAAGAAATCCGAGGACAATTGTGCAAGATTGGCGGCAGCACTTCTGAAGAAGTATGGTCTTGACATCAATCACCTTTACACACATACGCACTGGTTGAATGTCCGTGACGGAAAGAGTGGCTCTGTGGACTATCTCAATACTACAAGAAATCCTTACAAGATGTGTCCTGCGTATATTCTGCCTCATTGGGCAGAGTTCAAGAAGAAAGTACAGGCATATATGAACGCAGGTTCTTCAACACCTGCAACATCTTCTCCAAAACAGCTTTATCGAGTAAGAAAGTCATGGGCTGATGCCAAATCTCAGATCGGGGCATTTTCTTCTCTTGAAAATGCGAAGAAATCCTGCAAAACAGGATATGCTGTTTTTGACAGTAATGGTAAACAGGTGTATCCAGCAAAGAAATCTGTTGATGAGGTTGCCCGTGAAGTCATTCAGGGTAAATGGGGCAACGGTACGGAACGTAAGAAACGTCTCACCGATGCAGGTTATGACCACAACGAAGTGCAGAAAAAAGTGAATCAGATGATCTGATAATATCCTCCACAAAGTATGTTTTTTCATATTTTGTGGGGGATTTTTTATTAAATTTCATTTTTCTGTCCTATGTATAATGAAGCATTAATTTAACAGGAGGACTACTATGGAACAGCAAAAAGTAATTGATGAAATTCAGTATTATCAGGCACAGAAACTGACCGATATGCTCTATGAAAACCGCCTTATTTCCTTTGTCGAATATGACAAATTAACGGAACTGAATCGCCGGACTTTCTCTCCACTTTTTGTCGACTTATTCCCTAAAACGCTTGATAAATCACTCCAAAAGAGTTAATATGTCATACTGAAATGAGGTGATAAACTTGAAAATACGAAAAATTGACGCACAACCACAAGAAATAAAAAAACTTCGTGTTGCTGCATACTGTCGTGTTTCAACGGATTCTAATGACCAGAAAGAGAGTCTTGACACTCAGAAAAAGCATTATGAATCTTGGATCAAACTCCATTCTAACTGGGAATTTGCAGGTGTTTTCTATGATTTTGGAATCAGCGGAACAAAAGCTGACGCAAGAGATGGTTTGCAGGCTTTGCTTTATGAATGCCGAATCGGCAGAATTGACTATATTCTCACAAAATCCATCAGCCGTTTTTCTCGAAATACAACCGACTGTCTTTCACTTGTGAGAGAACTGCTTTCGTATAACATTCCTATCTATTTTGAAAAGGAAAATCTGGACACAGGCAGTATGGAAAGTGAATTGATTCTGGCAATTCTCAGCAGTATGGCACAAGGTGAATCCGAATCTATATCCGAAAATGTTAAATGGAGCAATCAAAAAAACATCGAAAACGGAATATATAAATTCAGTTATCTTCCATACGGATATATGCATGATAAAAATGGAAATATGATAATCAATTCCGACGAAGCAGATGTAATCAAAGATATTTTCAGATACGCATTAAACGGAGTAGGCACATACAAAATTGCAAAGCTCCTTCAGGAACAAGGAGTTCCAACACGCAGAGGCGGTCAATGGACAGGTTCAACTGTAAAGAGCATACTTACAAACGAAAAATATTACGGTGCAGCCATATTTAACAAAACATACACCGACAGCAATTTCAAAAGACATAAGAATAACGGAGAATCTGACAGATACTATGCTGAAGAACACCATGAGGCTATCATCAGCAAAAGTGAATTTGAGAAAGTTCAGGAATTGATACAAATTCATGCCGATGAACGAAAAATCATAAAAAGTGATTCAAAATATTTAAAGAGGTATCCATTTTCAGGTCTGATTATTTGTGGTGAATGTGGCAGCAAATTCAAACGGCAAACCCAGAGTTCAGGTGTAGCATGGGCTTGTAAAACGCACCTTTTTCATAAAGAGCAATGCTCTATAAAATTCATTAAGGAAGAAGCAATTAAAGCTGCTTTAACAACGATGATGAATAAACTGATTTTTGGTTACAAACGAGTTTTGAAGCCATATCTTGAATCCATTAAGTTGGTGAAAACTGATGACAATTTACAGCGTATTCTGAATCTGAAAGAAAATATTCAGAAAAATTTAGACAGAAAGAATGATATTCGCAAGCTGAGAGTGAAAGGGCTTATTGACAGTACACTGTTCAATCAGGAAGTGTCACGAATTGAAAAACAAAACGAGGAATATCGCATGGAATTAAGACAACTTGATAATTCAAAGAATGACCACATGATAAAAGAAACAGAAAAGCTGATTCATTTTATAGAATCATCAAACACTTTCTCTGCTTTTGATGAATCTTTTCTTGAATATCTTGATTGCATCATTGTTTATTCCAGAACCTTCATAGGCTTTAAACTGAAATGCGGATTGACATTAAAGGAGGAAATATGTACGGGTACAAAGTAGAAAACGGAGAAATCAGAATTGACAAACACGAAGCGTCAGTTATAGTCGGTATTTTTAATGCCTATATTTCAGGAATGAGTATGACAAATGCTGCTAAAAATGCGGGACAGCTATTCTGCCATAGTACTGTAAAGCGAATACTTCAAAATGCCCATTATGTCGGAGACGATTCACACCCTGCAATTATAAACAAAAACACATTTTCAAGAGCAAATGCAGAATTGATAAAGCGTTCTTCTGAACATAAAAGATCCAGCCGTCTAAAACCGCCTCCTATACACACCGAATTTGCTTTTTTTGAAGCAACAGAAATCTATGACATTCCCAAAGAACAAGCCGAATATATTTACAGTTTAATAGAGGTAATACGATGAATATTACAAAAATTCCTGCAAAACAGCAAATAGGCAATACAGCCGCCAAAGAAGAAATTAAAAAGCTAAGAGTAGCCGCATACTGTCGTGTATCGACTGACAATGAAGAACAGGCAGGAAGTTATGAAACTCAGGTCAGCCATTACCGTGAATTCATTTCAGCAAATCCTGAATGGATTCTTGTTGATGTTTACGCTGATGAAGGCATCAGTGCAACAAATACAAAAAAGCGTGATGATTTCAACAGAATGATTGATGACTGTAAGAAAGGTATAATTGATATGATTTTCACAAAGTCAATCAGCCGATTTGCCAGAAACACAGTAGATTGCTTAAACTATATCCGAATGCTGAAAGATATTAATATCCCCGTTTTCTTTGAGAAGGAAAACATAAACACGATGGACGCAAAAGGTGAAGTTCTTATTACCATTATGGCATCATTAGCACAGCAAGAATCAGAATCCATTTCCAAAAATGTAAAGCTGGGGTTGCAGTACAGATATCAGCACGGCAAAGTATTACTCAATTCTAAATATTTTCTTGGCTATGATAAGGATGAGGACGGAAACCTTGTAGTAAATCCGAAAGAAGCTGAGGTTGTAAAACGGATTTTCCTTGAATACCTGCAAGGCAGCAGTTGTCAGAAAATTGCTAAAGGATTGGAACGTGACGGCATTTTAACAGCAAGAGGAAACCCAAGATGGCACGATAGTACAATCAGAAAAATCCTTGAAAATGAAAAATATATGGGTGATGCACTTTTGCAGAAAACCTATACGGTGGATTTCCTGAATAAAAAACGTGTCAAGAATAATGGCATTGTTCCGCAGTATTACATAGAAGACCATCATGAAGCAATAATTCCCAAAGAACTGTTTTTACAGGTTCAGGATGAAATAGCAAGACGAGCATCAGAACGAGATATTGAAGGCAAACGTAAAGGATTTAGTGCCAACCACGCGTTTTCGCAGATTGTTTTTTGTGCAGAATGCGGAGGTCAGTATCGCAGAATACATTGGAACAACCGTGGCAAAAAATCAATTGTCTGGAGATGTCTTACACGTTTGAAAAACAAGGACAAGTGCAGAGCAAGAACAGTAAAGGAAGAAGTTTTACAAGAGGCATTTCTTGATGCCCTAAATGAAATGCTTGCAAACAGCAATGATTACCTTAACAGACTTACTGCAAATCTTGAAGTTGCAATCAAGCATAACAGCACTGATGAAAAACTTGCAGAAAAAATGAAAGTCTTACAGCAAGATCTCCTTGACAGAACTGAACGCAGAGAAAATTATGATGATGTTGCCACAGAAATTCTTCGCATTCGTGAACTTCAGGAACAAAGCAATATGGACAGTGTCACAAAAGCTGAACACAAAAAAAGAATACAGGAACTGCAAAGATTCATCAAATCTCAGCCGACTGCTGTCACAAAATTTGATGAATCCCTTGCAAAAAATCTTCTCTCACAAATTATTATTCACGATGATTTCTTAGAATTCAAGTTTAAATCAGGTGTGACAATGAGTGTTGAAAAATGACTTTTCTCTCCCCTATTGATATAAGTTAAGCACGTCAAAGACTACAGATTTCACGTAGCTTTGGCGTGCTTTTTATTTATACAAGGTAAGAATTATATCCCCGTTTGTGCATTTTGACGAATGACAACAAATTTCTACACTCAACCTGTCGATTTATCATTTTATCTCAAAAACTGTAGTGTGTGTATTTGTTGTCACTATATTTTAGTCTGCTCAATCTCATGGAATACAGTAAAAAGAGCATTTTTATCGTATCCCATAAAAACATATATCCTCAAAAACAACGTAGAATAGGGATTTTCAGCCTATTTCCTTGACATCAATACTACGCACTCGACAGTTGTTTCAGTTTCCAAGGGAAGTTCTTTCACTTCCTCACCATCAACAGGCACAGGGAAATTGAATACAATCTTCTTTATCCAGCTTCCGTCTTTTCTCTTTTCCGGGAACATCTCAATTCGCTCGATAAAGGCTTTCATAAACTCTTTCTGTTCCGCTTCTGTTGCGGAATGGTAGAC